AAGGACAACTGCTTTGCCATTGAAACCTCTCTATGCGCCGTCGCCAAGTTCTTCAAGGGAACCCGCTATGACGGCTACTACACCGAGCGCATGCTCAACGAAGCCGAAAACTCAAAATACCGCGAACTTATCTACAACAACGTCGGATGAAAACCTGCGTGTTCATAACAGGAACTCACGCAGTAGGGAAGTCATCACTCGCATGGGCTATCATCAACCGCTATGGAGGTGTGGATAGAATCACCAACGACGTGACCTACTGCAAGACCGGGAGCGTAAGCCTTGCCGGTAAGTACGGCGTGACCCGCTATGGAGGTGTGGATAGAATCACCAACGACAAGGGTAGTAGCTGTACCTCACGCCTCGCAGAGGTCGTGGAGGAAGCTCTGCGTAACGCTGATACGGTGATCTGCGAGGGCAGCTTCATGAACACCTTCGGAATGAACCTCACGAACGCTATGTTCAAGGCACAGCGTTACCTCATTGTCTCACTTTTCTGCCCCCCCCCAACTCCTACACGAGCGTCTTGTAGACAGGAGCGACGGGAGGAACGGAAAGCGAGACCTCTCATTGATATTCAAGAAACAGCGTCAGGCCATGATTGCAGCCCGCAAGTGGCAGGAGATTGGCGTGCCCGTCCTGCAGTTCAATACGGCTGAGACAACACTTGAAGAAGAACTTGAAAAAATAGTCAGCTATGTGGAAGGTTAACGGATATGATGATACGGCGGTCAAGGCGATATGCTACAACTGCGACTCACCGACGGCCAAACAGTCGTACAACTACTTCCGCAGGATGCACTTCGTAACCGGCGGCAAGGTATGGAGCAAGGTATGGAGCAAGGTATGGAGCAAGGAACCAGTAGCATTCTATTACGCTTCAAGATGCAGAGACCACGTCCGGCTGATCGAGATTGCCGTGCACAAGGACTATCAGGGTCAGGGAATTGGCAGAATGGTGCTTCTCGACCTCCTCTCGGCAACGAAACGCGCCGGGCTGCATAAGTTAACATTCCGCACTCCGATCAACGAGAGAGCGGCTGATTTTTGGCTCCACATGGGCGCAACCATAACCGGCCTGAAAGACGAGGACTACGAAATGGAAATCAACATCAAATAACGAATATATGGCATACTATCAATCACCACGCTGGAGCAACGAGATAGCCGACTGCTCCATGCCCATGACCTTCGACACGTACAGCAACTGCTCTTTCGGTTGTTTGTACTGCTTCTCGCAGTTCCAGCGAGCCATCGGAGGCGCAAAGGAAAACTACCTCGCCAAGGAGGTGAAGAACGTCAACCCGGACAAGATCAAGAAGATGTTCAGTGAGCCAGACAAGTACGCTGGTCAGTTCGCACCCTACATCAAGCAACGTAAGGTGATGCAGTGGGGTGGACTCTCAGACCAGTTCGACGGCTTCGAACGTAAATACGGCATTACCCTCGACCTGTTGCGCTTCTTCAAGGAGATAGACTACCCGCTCTGCTTCTCAACCAAGGCGACCTGGTTCACCGAGGATGACCGCTACATGTCGCTGATAGAAGGTCAGCGCAACTGGAACTTCAAGTTCTCTATCATCACTCTGGAGGAAGAGAAAGCCCGAATCATTGAGAAGGGCGTGCCCTCGCCTCAGAAACGCCTTGACGCTATCGAGCGCATAGCACACGCGAACGCGGGAGGTGCTACCCTGCGCCTGCGTCCATTCATCATCGGCATTACCACACCGACGTATCTTGACCTTATCCGGGAGGCCGGTAGACGCGGAGCAACAGCAATGAGCACCGAGTTTATGTGTGTAGAACAGAGAAGCAACACCTTGAAGGAACGGATGCCTATCTTCAACGAGCTTTGCGGCTTCGACTTCATGGCCTTCTACAAGAAGTATTCCGTCAGCAGCGGCTACCTTCGTCTGAACCGTAAAATCAAGGAGCCGTTTATGAAGAACATGAAGAAGCTCTGCGACGAGATAGGGATGCGCTTCTATGTGTCCGACGCTCACTTCAAGGAGCTTTGCTGCAACGGCTCATGCTGCGGACTGCCTGCCGACTGGAACTACTCGAAAGGCCAGTTCTGCGAAGCCCTGCAGATAGCCAAGAACGCTTCCGACCACACGGTGCGCTATTCGGACATTGCCAAGGACATCGACAGCCTGCACAGCTACGATTGGGGAAGGGCTACCGGCTACAACGCAAACAGCTCAGAGCGTCGTGCTAAGTTCATGGAAATGTCAATGGCCAACTACCTACGCTGGCTGTGGAACAACCCGCAGGCCGGGCAGTCACCCTACACCCTCTTTGAAGGTGCTCTCATACCCCAAGGCAAGGATGCCGACGGGAATCTGATATATCACTATAACGGAGCTAAATTCTAAGCGTATGGGAAAGAACAATAATGACCGTGCGGCTAAGACAAGGCTGCGCAACTTCGGAACGGAGAAGCTGCTGCGAATGGATATTCTTAGCGGACTGTATAAACGCGGCTATTCGTATCGGGAAATGCGCGCAGAGGTAATGAGCCGTCTCAACCTGAAATCCTACTCACTCGAAACCGTCAAGAAGGATATTGACAGCCTGCTTGAAGAATGGCGCAGTACCAGAATAGAAGATCTCGACCTTGCTCTACAGCTTGAATTGGAGCGCATCGACACTCTTATAAAGGAGGCATGGGAAGCATGGGAGAGGTCGAAGGAGAACTACAAGAAAGTCAAGAACTCACAGAAGGGTATTCCCGGAACGCCAACGGAAGACGAGAACGGGGAACTGAAGCCCAGCGAGGTTGTTACCGTTGAAATGAAGCAAGCCAGCGAGGACGTCGTAAGCTACGGCGACCCGCGCTACCTTGAAGTTATCAACCGCCTGCTCATAGAACGTCGTAAGCTACTCGGACTCTACAGCCCGGAGAAGATGGACGTGTCAGGCGAAATGAGCTTCTACGCACAGCTGATGCAGACAGGAATAATAAACACCAAATAACAATGATTTCACGCAAGGAGCAGGCAAAAGAAAATGCAGCCCGTCTGTTCGGGCGTTGGCGAGAGGACTGGAATCTCTTCGCGGAGCAGGCTCTTGGCGTGAATCTTGACGAAGAGCAGAAAGCTATCGTGACAGCAGTACAGCACAACAAGCTCGTAAGCGTCCGCAGTGGCACAGCACGCGGGAAAGACTTCGTGGCCGCTGTTATTGCTATATGCTTCCTATACCTCACGCCACGCTGGAACAGCAACGGTGAACTTGTGGAGAACACGAAGGTTGCGCTCACGGCTCCTACCGACCGTCAGGTGAAGAATATCATGATGCCGGAGATCAGCCGCTTGTTCAACCGCGCAAAGCGAAGAGGATTCGTATTACCAGGCAGGCTCAACACCTACGACATCCGCACCGACTCGGAAGAATGGTTCCTCACCGGCTTCAAGGCTGACGAGAACAACCATGAGGCCTGGTCAGGCTTCCATGCCGTCAATACGATGTTTGTCGTTACCGAGGCTACTGGTATCTCCGAGGACACATTCTCAGCTATCGAGGGTAACTTGCAGGGAAACTCACGCCTGCTGATTGTGTTCAACCCGAATATCACTACCGGCTATGCCGCCAAGTCGCAGAAGCAAACGCGCTGGAAGAAGTTCTGCCTCAATGACCTCACGGCTCCCAACGTCCGTGAGAAGCGTATCGTCATCCCCGGACAGGTAGACTACGAGTGGGTCAAGGACAAAGTCGAGACGTGGTGCGAACCGATCAGCCGCGACGATGTAAACCCGACAAGGGATGACTTCTGCTGGGAAGGTCAGTGGTACACCCCAAGCGACCTATTCCGAAAGAAGGTACTCGGCCAGTTCCCGATGGTTGACGAGGACGTGCTTATTCCTCAGTCGTGGATAGAGGCAGCACAAGAACGTTGGCGGCAGTACCACCTCACAAACCACACTGACGGAATCCTCGGACTCGACGTTGCCGGTATGGGACGTGACAGCTCCTGCGAGGTTTACCGATATGGCGACTACGTGGAGAAGATTAAGAAAACAAACTCTGGCGGCAAGGCTGACCACATGAAGGTTGCTGGTAAGGCGAATGACTACCTTACGAAGCATACCGGGTGCTGCGTCAGTATAGATACCATCGGTGAGGGTGCGGGCGTATTCTCACGTCTGCAGGAGATAAGCGTCGAAAACAATGGCCGTCCTCGTTACGATGCCATCATCAGCTGCAAGTATAGCGAGGCTGCGAAGCAGTCCACCCGCGAGCTTACCGACGTTACAGGGGAATACAAGTTCGCCAACATGCGTGCCTACTGCTTCTGGGCTGTCCGCGACTGGCTCAATCCGGAGTTCAACAGCAACGCCATGCTGCCACCGGGCGGCACACTACTGGAAGAGGCTACAGAGATCAAGTGGAGCTTCCTCAGTAACGGCAAGATAATCATTGAGCCGAAAGAGGATATCAAGGAGCGTCTGGGCTACTCGCCTGACGAGTTCGACGCGCTGGCTAACACATTCCATCCTACGGCTGTCCGATACGCCTCTGAATACAATGAGGACGAAATGGCAGACGATGATGAAGATATTTTGTACTAATCAATAAATTCAAAGAACTATGCCAAAGACATTGAAAGAAATCTTCGAAGCCGGAAGGGAACAGTCACAGATTGTGGCCGACTTGAAGAAGAAGAGTATTGAGGTCATTCCGTGGAGTGATCTCGAAAAGGAGTACGACCCAAAGAAACATCCGGTCATGACAGACATTGCCTACAACTCAAAGTCAGGCCGCAAGGGGAGTGACAAGAAAGTTACGCGTGTCATCCTGCCTTGGCAGAAGCTTGCAGTAAGGCGTATGGGTGCTTTAGCTTTCGGTATTCCCGTAAAGCGTATCTACAAGCCGAAGAATGACATCGAAAAGCGTGCTGCAGCCGTCATCGAGAGTATCTACAAGCGTAACCACATCAACAGCGTAAACCTTGAACGCTCGAAGTTCCTGTATGCCTCCTGCGAGGTTGTGACACTATGGTACACCCAGGACGTGGAAGGTGGCGTAACGTATGCAGGCGAAAAGACAACAATGAAGCTACGATGCAAGAACTATTCGCCTATGAAAGGCGACCAGCTATACCCGCTGTTCGACGAGTTCGACGACATGATAGCTCTCAGCGTTGAGTACACCCGTAAGGAGGATAACCTCAATGTGACGTACTTCGACACCTATACTGCCGACCATCACTATCGCTGGCGCATGAATGGCGCAAATGCGGAGCTAGACACGGATGAGGACATCAAAATCGAGAAGATAGCCGGTGTCTATGGCCACCGTGATATGCCGGTATGGGAAGAGCAGAGCGAGAACGTCTACGAAGCTGAGTGGACGTATAGCTACAACGGCAACTATGTCCGTAAGAACAGCCGTCCCAACTGGGTAGTATTCTGCGACCCACAAGACCGCGTCAAGGTTGGCCAGGAGAAGGATGATGACCGCCTCGGACGTAATGTCTTGAAGTACCCGGCCAACGCAAAGGCTGAGTATAAGACATGGGATCAGTCCATCGAAAGCATCAAGTTCCACACCTCGGAGCTAAAGAGTAACTTCTTCATGGGCTTGCAGCTTCCAGATATGTCACAGGAATCTATGAAGCAGACACCTATGTCAGGCGAAGCCCGTAAGATGATGTTTCTCGACGCACAGCAGAAGGTTCTCGACGAGAGCGGAATCTGGATTGAGTACTTCGACCGCGAAATGAGCGTCGTGAAAGCTTTCGCAGAGCGTATGTTCCCCAATCTTGCAGGGGCTATCCGCTCACTGGAGGTTGAGAACGTTATCACGCCGTACACCATCCGAGAAGAGGGTGAGCGTATCACCAACTACAGCAATGCCACCGGCGGCAAGCCCATCATGTCACAGCGTACTGCCGTAAGCCGTCTGGGTATGGTTGATGACGTGGACGAAGAAATGGAGCTGATTGAAAAGGAATCAGTAGTAGATATGTTTGACGAGCCAACAGAGTAAACCGTAAAGCCATATGCCGACAGTAAGAATGCCAAAAATGTTCTCGGTAGGGGTCTACGACCAACAGCACCTGCGCAATCTCTCAAAGAGGCTGCGTAAGGTGCAGACCCTGCTTGATGAAGCTGCGAGGCGTGCAACAGCTATCGCGGCAAATACCGGGTATAACGACACGTCAGAGGACTTCCGATTTGATGATTTTCCACAAGCGAGACGCGAAATCGACGCACTTCTTAAGGAATTATCAGCCAAGCTGTCCGTAAACGTGCGAGAGGCAAATTCTGATGCCTGGGATATGGCTAATGCGAAAAACGATGCTATGGTGGATGCCATGCTTGACGCTACCGGCTCAAAGCTGGATAAGAAAGCTACACGTCGTTGGTATAACCATAACGAGCGTGCAAGGAACGCTTTCAATCATAGACGGGAGCAAGGTATGAATCTGAGCACCAACGTATGGCGGCTTGACCAGTTCAAGCAAGAAATGGAGCTGGCTCTCGAAATGGGACTGGGAAGGGGTAAGTCTGCGGCTGAACTGAGCCGTGAGGTGCGCTCCTTCCTAAAGTACCCAAACAAGCTCTTCCGACGTGTGCGTGACGAGAAGGGTGTATTGCGCCTCAGTAGGGCTGCAGAGGCTTTCCATCCCGGACAGGGTGTTTACCGTTCAAGCTATAAGAATGCTCTGCGCCTGACGGCCACTGAGAATAACATGGCCTACCGTTCTGCTGATAGTATGCGCTGGAAGCAGATAGACTTTGTGCTCGGAATAAGGATCAGCCCAAGCAAGACAAACCATCCCGTCGTTGACATCTGCGACGAGCTGAAAGGCGACTACCCGAAGGACTTTGTGTTTACCGGCTGGCACCCGTTCTGCAAGTGCTTTGCCGTACCTATCCTTGCAAAACAGGAGGACTTCATCAAGTATCAGCAGGCAATCCTCGAAGGGAAGGACGTTCAAGAATGGGAGTTCGACGGTGAGGTAAAGGACGTGCCCAAGGACTTCAAGGGGTGGGTTCAGGAAAACGAGGAGCGCATCAGCCGGGCGAAGTCGCTGCCGTACTTCATCAAGAACAACAGGGAATACTTCAAGGAGGCTGTTCGCGTCCCAGGAAAGCCTACTCCGCACGACTTGGCAGCAGTCCGTCATGCAGCACGGACACAACAGCAAGCGGATGAAATTCGTCAGCGTTGGGCAGACCGTTACTCAATAGAGGCAAAGGCTTATTTCGCGCATAAGCGGGCATGGAAGCATAGCGAGGACTATGTGCTGGAAAAAACTGAAAAACGTCTGCTCACTGGCGGCAAGAGCCGTGATTGTGACGTGTACAGGACTATTGGCGGCACGGAGATACTTGTGCCTAAGAAGCTCAATAGGAAAAACCAGAAAATCAAGGTGGCTGACCTTGTAAGCAAACTCGAATCGTTGACGGTTGAACTGAAAGCCCTCGCGAAGAAGATTGAGCTTCTGGACTACTACAACCCGGATGATCCTTATTGGCGCAAGAAATACAAGAACTTCAAGCATTCCTTCGCCACAGGCGGCAGGGGAACTATTGCTTTCTATAGGCACGACAACCTTACAGCGCAAGATGTTAGCGATTACCTACTGAACACACTCGCTCACGAGAACGGTCACACATTTGACCACAAAGACATAGTAAAGGGTATTCGCCTCATAGACAAAAGTCTTGAAC